CACGGGCAGCCCCCGTGTCTGTTTTGTTTTTGCCCTCGTCAGCAGAGCTGACGCTTACAACCAGGGGGTGGGCCGGCCCGTGCCCGCCTGCCCCCGTCATTCCTTAAGGAGGCGAAAATGTTCCAGGAATATCTCGCAGCGATATCGGAAAATGCCCCCATCGTGATCGCAAGCGTTCTTGGATTGGGCACCTTGTACGGCAAGTTCGGATTGTCAGGTAAAGTACAGCTTGCCGCTTGTTCTATCACCGGGGCTACTGTCGGCGCCGGGTTTCATATTGCCAGCCTGGGCATGCCGGCATCGTTTCCCGAATGGTTCTACGTCGGGCTGACGGCGGTGGTGTTGGGTCTACTCCCGTCAGGAATCTACGAAGCCGTCAAAGCTGCCGCTAAATGACGCTGCTGCAGGTCTTGCAGATCACCACGCTGACGCTCTCGGGCTGCGGGATTGCGACCTGGATCGTTTGGGCGGTCCGCTTTCGCCGGCAGTGGCTTTACGCAGTGCCTCCGCTGAGCTGGCTGGTCCACGTGGTGATCTTCTACGCCCTGATCCTGCTCAGAGATGGCGGCTTTTTCCAGGAGTGGCTGGCCGGCATTCAATACATGGTTTGGAGCGCGGTGCTGCGCATGCACGCCGCGTTTTTGATCATCGGCATCGGCTTTGTAATGCTAATGGAGCGGCTGCAGGTCAGAGACTAAGGATACCTGGGGGATGATAGATATCAGCATCGTGAATATCGTCGTAGCACTGATCATGGCGCTCCCTGGAATCTATGCTGTCTACAGGCAGCTGCGCAAAGACAAACAGGATAGCACATCGCTGATCCGGGAATCGGCAGTTGCATTGATCGAGCCGCTGAAGAAACGCATCGATGAGCTGAGATATGAGATCGATGACAGCCGGCAGCGGATCATCAGTTTGGAGAAAGCGCTGGAGGAGCGCAATGAGCGCATCGATGCGCTGGAAAAGCAGGCTCATGATGACCAGGGGCGCATTCACGAGCTGGAGGCCGAGCTGGAGGAGAAATCGAAATTGATCCATGCGTTGGAGGTGGAGATCAATCGTCTGCGGCGCCGGGTGAGCAAGATCGGCAAGGACCCGCCGACACAACCGCTTTAAGGAGACTGGATGGATAAGCCATTGTTAGATTCCAAGTATGTGACCTGGGCCTTACCCCAGGGCTCGCTGGCAGAAAATTTATTCTACAAGACGCTAGGGGCCATCGTTCGGACCTTCGAAGACCCGACGGGCACGGCGCGCCCGCTGTGGCGGGATTACTCACGCTGGCAGTGGCTAGACCTGAACCTGGCGGTTGCCATTGCCAACGGCGTGCTGGGCGCGTTCCACCGCGCCGGCATCTCCTGGGGCTACATCGATCCCTGGGCGATCGCGTTCCTGGCTCAGGCAGCGGGATATGGCAGTCTTTACCAGACAACCTATCACGTGCTGTACGCCGACCAGCCGGTCTTGCGCCAGGCGGACGAGGTTTGGTACCGGATACAGCCCGAGCCGCTCAATTTCCCGAAGATGATCGACCTGGAGGTGGACCGCGGCATCGCCAACGAGCGCTACGCCGATGCGACCTGGCAGATGAGTGAGCTGGTTTTGTCTCGAGACGGGACCAGGCCGATCATCTATTCCCGAAAGGGATTGATCGACAAATGGCTCAGCCCATTCTGGACGGCGGCGATGCTCAATGACCATTTCTACTGTCTCGCCCAATATTTGTGGGACCGGACGCGTGAGCATGCCGGCCCGCCTGCGCTGCCTAATGGCGTGCTGCGCGAGCGGGTGATCTTGCACCAGACGGCGGACAAAAAGCCGGCTTTTCCGAACGAATCTGGCGGGACGAGCTATGCAGATTACGACCGCTGGGAGATCGGCAACGAGTCCGAGATGCACCAGTGGATCGCTGAGCAATTCGGCGGGCAGGTCCCGGAGCCGGAGCCAGAGCCACCGCCTATACCGGACGACTTGCCGGAGAGAGTTGTGGCTCTCGAATCTCAGATGGCGGATGTGCGCAGCGCGATCGCGTTGCTTTCGGACCGGGTCCTGGCGCTGGAGGAGAGAGAAGCGTAGAACGACCAACCACCTGAGCCGCCGAGCCAGTATCTTGATTTCTGGGTGACGGCGGATAAGGCGAACGCGCGCTTCGTCAGTGGTCTTAACAATGCTGGACGCCCGATCATGCAGATCTATCCCAGCGACAGCGCGCCGGTTTCCGAGCGCGTCCAGTATGTGAAGAATACGCTGGTGCCGGTATATCCGGAGAGCGTGCTCGCCGACGGCGGCGGGGGGTGTTCTATAAGATCGTCCACGGCCCCGAGGGGAAGCCCGAGCTATACCTGCGGGCTATCGATGGCTCGGTTTCGTAGGGCTGCGCCAACCGGTTGGCGGCGCCAACGAAGTTGGCGACTGATAAAGCTTATTATCTGTTCAGGAGATTAGCATGTCAATCAATTTTATTCTTCTGGTGGGCGCGGCTGTCTGTTTCAGTTTGGCAGTATTTGGGGTCAATGCCCGCAATGTCAACCTGATTGCACTTGGATTGTTGTTGTGGGTTTTATCTCAAATTGTATGATTTCTCCCGTCTGATGAGCAATGGCTGAAGAAAAAGCCCTGGCCCAGGATATCTCCATCGAGCGCAAAGCGCTGCTCTTGCGGCTCAGCGGCGCATATTACGAGGAGATCGCCGTCAGCCTGGGACTGGAATCAGGGCAACACGCACGCGACCTGGTGCGCCAGGCGGTCGAGGCGCAGGAGCTGGATTCAGACGACATCGCCAGGGCGGTGACCGAGCAACGCCTGCGGCAATTGCTCCTCGGATTGTGGAGCCAGGCCTCCAAGGGCCACCAGGGCGCGGTGGACCGGGTGCTGCGCATCCTGGACCGGTTGGAGGGCATCGAGCGCCGCGAGCTGGACGACCCGGCGACAGCCTTCCCTGCGCTGCCGGAGGTGCCCGGCCAGGAGGAGAGCCGCTCGGCTTATGCCACGCTCCAGGCGCTGACCGAGGTCTATCCGGAGGAGGTCGCCTGGTTCGAAGCTTACCAGGGATTGCGCGAGCAGAGCTGGGAATGGCGCAAGGCTGCACTGATTGCCTGGCTGGCGATGCCGACGAACAAGCGCTGGCCGGCGACGCTCGAGCACCTGGCGCGCGATGTCCTGGGATTGAAGAGTGCGCGCACGATCCGCAAATGGCGAGAATACCAGCCGGAAATCGACCTGGCGGTCGAGAAAGTGCGGGTCGGCATCCTGGGAGACCGACTATCGGACGTAATGTTTGCCTGGGAGATGGTGGCGGCCATGCCCGATCCGGCGGCGCACCGCGACCGGATCACGTACCTGGAATGGCAGAAAGTCTATAAGGGCAAGGTCGGGCTGGAGCTCTCCGGAGAGGACGGTGGCCCGGTGCAGGTGCAGCGGATGAATGAGCTCGCAGGATTCGATGATGATGAGCTTGGATGGATCATACGCAACCTCCAGGCAGCGGCAGGAATCGCTGGCCTGGGCGCTGCTTGAGATCAACCGGCGGGCGATTCCCGATCTCTCTCTTAGAGGGGAGCGAGGCCTGGATCTGCTCACCTGGACGATTCTCAGGCGGGCGAACTTGAAACCGGGAATGCGCTTCGATCTGCCCGGGCATGCCTATTTGCGAGATATCTATCGCTGCCAGGCGCAGGTCATGGTTATCTATAAAGCCTCCCAGATGGGCGCCAGCGAATATGCGATCTCCTATTCATTGTATGGAGCCGACGAGCGCAAGGCAAACGTGCTCTACGTTTTCCCTACCGAGAGGCATATCAGCGATTTCAGCGCGGCCAGGATCGGGCCGGGAATCGAGGCCAGCGATTATCTGAGCAAGATCGTGACCGAGGGCGGCGCGGCAGCCGGCGGCAAGCGCAGCATCGACCAGGTCATGCTCAAGCGGGTGCGGGATAACTTCATGTATTTGCGGGGCGGGAAGGTGACCCCGGACGGCAAGGCGCCGCAGCTCAAGAGCATCGACGCCGATATCCTGGTGCTGGACGAGGTGGACGAGATGGACCCGCGCGCACCGGCAATCGCCCAGAAGCGCAAAGGGCATTCCGAGATCGCCGAGCAGAGGTGGATCTCGACGCCGACCTATCCCGATTACGGTATCCACGCCAAATGGCAGGAGAGCGACCAGCGGGAATGGCACGTGCGCTGCGGGAAGTGCGGCGAGCGCCAGCCGCTGGAGATCGGCCTGCTGGTGCGCGAGTTCGACGACCTGGGCCGGCCGCGGGACTGGAATCATATCGATGGGCGCTCTTTTCTGGCCTGCCGGCGCTGTGACCGCGAGCTGGACCGCCTGGGCCCCGGGGAATGGGTGGCGACGTACCCGGAACGGGACATCTGGGGATTTCATTTGACCAGGCTGTTCAACGCCACGACGGACCTGGCGGAAATATTGAAATCACTGAGCTCGACCGATGAGACGGTGCGCAAGGAGTGCTTCAACCAGGACCTGGGCCTGCCTTACCTGCCCAAGGGCGGCAAGCTCTCCGAGAGCGACCTGGACGCATGCCGGCGGGACTACGCCCACAAGCCGGTCCAGGATGAGCGCTGCGTGATGGGCGTGGACGTGGGCAAGGCCTTGCACGTGGTGGTCCGGGGAACTCGGGATGTGGAGACCGGCGCGCGCCCGCAGCGCTTCGCCGGTGAGGTGGAATCGTTCGAGCAGGCCGGCCGGCTGATCACGCAGTACAACGTCTCACGCTGCGTGATCGACGCGCTGCCGGAGACGCGCAAGGCGCGCGAGCTGCAGGCGGAGTTTCCGACCGGTCGCGTCTGGCTGGCGTACTACGTGCAGCAGAAGACCGGCACCAAGCGCGAGGACGAAGCGGTCTGGGACGATAAAGAAGGCGTGGTCAACTTGGACCGGACGCGCACGCTGGACTTGACCTTCTCCCGATTCTACGACCAGGTCTACACGCTGCCGGCGGACATCCGTGCGGTGCCCGATTATTACGCCCACCTGTGTGCGCCGGTGAGAATATTGGAAGAATCGATCGGCGGGCAGAAGGTGGCGGTGTACCAGGCGGCGGGGGCCGATCATTTTTGTCACGCGGAGAATTATTGCACTGCGGCCAGCCTGGACGAGACGGTAGCCGAGGCGGCGGTGGAGCAGCCCGAGGCAGGGCAATATCATGCGCAGCGCCGGAAGAGCGCCTGGCAGGGATAAATAGCGGCAGTATTTCTGCCGATTGGAGGTCATGATGGCTGATCGCAAACCAATGAGCTTCGGCAAGATGCCGCTACGTGAGCGTGTGATCCGGCTGTTCGGCGGGGTGCCGGCGCCGGAAGCCGACCGGCGCGCCCGGCGGGCTTACGAAGCCGGCATGGAGGACGGCAACGACGAGCCGGTGCTGTACACGGCGGATGGGAAGCCGATCGGGACCGGCTACGTGGAGGCCGGATCGAAGCCGCGCGACCTGTCCAGGATCAGCCAGGAGAAAGCCATCGAGGCCTGCTACCGGCTGTGGCAGACGCACCCGCTGGCCAGGGCGCTGGTGGAGATCTGGGTCGACTACACTGTCGGCGATGGGGTGACAGTAATAGCCGATAACCCGGATGTGCAGGCGGCCCTGGACCGCTTCTGGTTCGACTCGGTCAACGCGCTGGGCGACAAGGAAGGCAGCGTGGGCGAGGGGCTGGAGGAGCTGAGCCGGGAGATGTGGCTGTTCGGCGAGCAGGTAATCCTGACCTTCGAGCGCACCGGCGAGGACAAGGGGGCCGTGGCGGACGGGCTGGTGCGACTGGGCTCGGTGGACCCGACGAACATCTACGCGGTGATCACCGACAAGAGTAACGTGCGCGACGAGCTGGGATTGCGACTGAAAAGCCCCACCGGCGGCGGAGATGGGCCGCTGTATAAGATCATCAGACAGGAGAGCACGTCCGGGCTTATGGAAGGACGACTCGACCTACGGAAGTACGCCGATCTGGTGAGTGGGGACGGCCGGCTGTTCGAATCGAGATGGTCCGAATACGTATCCAGACTGGGCGAGCTGCACCGCCGGCTGAGCGGGCGCGAATTCCGGGTTGATGGCCTAGAAAATGGATTGATGGAGCTGCGTGAAGCGGAAAATTCGCTGAGCGAGAGCGAGGTGAAGGGCAATTGCTTCTATTTCCGGGTGAATAAGGTTTCGACCGGCGTGCGCGGCCGGCCCGAGCTGCTGCCGATGATCGACTGGCTGGACCGCTTCGACCAGGTCTTCTTCGATGGGGCCGAACACGTGGCGCTGCTGAATATGTTCTCCTGGGACCTGGAGATCGAGGGCGGGAGCGAGACTGCGCCGGAGCCGGAGCGCAATCTGCGGACGCAAGCGAAGAAAGTTGCGGCGATGAAACCGGGCTCGGTGTACGCGCATAACGAAAAGACCGAGTTGGAGGCAAAGAATCCGGACCTGAAGACGGCCGAGCTGGAAGTGCTGATTCGCCAGCTCCGGGTGTTCATTGCGGGTGGCGCTCGCGTGCCGGAGCATTTTATTGCCGAAGGCGGGTACACCAATAGGGCAACGGCTGAATCTATGGGCCAGCCGACGATGAAAATGCTTGCCCACAAGCAGACGGTGATCAAGCGCATCCTGGCCACGCTTTGCCGTTACCAGATCGACGTGCTGGTGGCGTTGGGGCTGCTGGATAGGGAGGTGGACATCCTGGACGAGGACGGCCAGCCGAGCGGGAAGACGGCCCCGGCGCGGGAGGCGTTCCGAGTGGTGATGCCGGACATCAGCCAGAAAGACACCAACGTGGCGGCGAACTCGCTGGCATTGGTGGCCCAGGCGCTGCTGCCGCTGGTGATGGGTAACATTATCCCCAGGCAGCCGGCGTTGGAAGCTCTGGCGGAGATCTTCCAGTTGTTGGGCGTGACTTTAGACGTCCAGGATATCCTGGACGAGGAATCGGGCAATACTGGCGCTGTCGATCCAACAGTGGTGGACTTGCTGAGCAAGGTGGACAAGCTGATCAAGAATCCGGGCGGCAAAATTGCCGATGGGAAACCGGAGCCAGAACCGGCGCCGGCAATCCTGCCGCCGGCATAGGCCGGTAAGTCTTATTATCGGATGAGGATTCATGGGCAAGCGTGAGCTGAGAGCTGCGATCAAAAGGCTGCTTAAGAACACCGACCTGACCTGGGAAGAGACGCAGGCGATCCTGGCGGCGCTGGCGGGGCTGCACGGCGAGCTGCGCCGGCTGCTGCTCGAGAGTGGGCTCTACCGCCCGGCGGAGATTGGCCGGCTGCTGGCCAACCTGGAGGCGATCACCACCGATTACGCCCGCCAGATCGTGGTGGCCAACCAGGCGGCGACGCTGCGCGCCTGGCAGCGCGGGATCAGCGGGTTCGATGATCTGGTCGGCGCGGCCGAGCTGACCTGGTCGCCGGGCTTGACCGGGCTGGAGAGCGAGCTGGTGCGCCAGTTCCTGACCACCAGCCGCATCGTGAGCGTGACGGAGGAGATGCGCGCCGCGATCCGCGGCCAGATAGTGAGCGGGGTGATGATGGAGTCGACCCCGTTCGAGGTGATGAGCGCGATCACCAATATCCTGGGCATCCGGGATCTACGCGGCTTCCGCGAGATCGGCACCACGGGAATCAGCGCCAAGGCCGAGGCGATCATGCGCACCGAGCTGTTGACGGTGCAGAGCGCGGCCTCCTGGACNGGGATGGCGGATGCCAAAAACCGATTTCCGGACCTGGAACAAGTCTGGCTGGCGACGGGCGATAACCGCACGCGCTGGGAGCACATCATCGCCCACGGGCAGCGGGTGACGGTAGGCGAGCCTTTCATCGTGGGCGGGGAGAAGGCGCGCTTCCCACGCGATCCGAGCCTGTCGCCGGGGAATCGTATAAATTGCCGATGCGATGCCATCCCCTTTCGGGCGGAATGGGGCGAACAGGATGACCTGATCGGACCGCTGAGCAAGCAGATCGAGGAGGAGCGCAAGCGACGTGAAGAGGAACGAAGGAAGCAAAAGCAGGAATCGATACAGAGTATCCTATATCGGAGTCATAGGTGGACACGGGTCGACGCAGATCGAATATAAAAAAGAACTACGTCTCAAGCAGCGGGCTAGCCTTCGGCATCATGCCGCCGGCAGTCATGCCGCCTCGAGCGACGAGGAGCAGGACCGCAAGTGGGTCCAGGCGCGCACGCCGTTTGTCTGCTCGTTGTGCAAGTACCCGGCGCTGGCGACGTGGAAGTTCTGCCCGCACTGCGGAGGATTGCTAGAGTGGAAATCGGTAGCGGCGCCTTCGAGCAAATAAGGCGGCTGGACTGGCATTGGTCGCAGCCGTGCTGGCCGGCCTCGCGAGTGGTCGTTCTGCAGGTGACAGATAGTCTAACGGTGTACCGCTGCTACTATTGCAAACTGGAGATCCGCAATCAGGCGGTTGCCAGGCTGCATATGGCCAGCATCCATCCAGGGCAATCGGCGCGCTGGACGATCTACCCGCCGGCGGTGGGGGTTATCCCGCGGGGAGGCGATGAATGAGTGTAATGACGGATCGTAATGGCGGCGAGCGGCGATCCGCCTGGGATTCCGAGCGGATGTACCCGGTGAGCCTGACGCTGCTCGAGCATCAGATGATCCTGCACCTGCGCATGGCCGGCGCGGGGGTGCTGGCGGTGCGGGTGCAGAAGAACGGGCGGGGGATGCGCGGGCTGCGGGAGTTCCGGGTGACGGAGGTGATCAGGCCAGTAGTGGATGGTAAAATTGGAGAAGAGGAAATTGGATGAATTGAAATGAGTGATTTCCCTATTTGCGATGTGTGCGGCGAGAGAGCTATTTATATAGAGAAAGATTTAAAAGAGATTGATAGCAATCGGCAGCCATGCCGCACAGAATGGACTACTGTATTTGCTGCCGGTCCTATACGATTTGGATGTGACAAGCATCCACCTAAACCGCATAGGGTTCTATATTTATCCGAAGATCGAAACTGGCGTTTATCTGATGAGGATCGATTGGATATTAAAAATCAAATGTTCGTCGATTGGGCAGGAAATCCAGTTCCTTGATCTCTACTGATAATGTGGCTTATCAGCATATATGGGACGTTGACAAAAAGCGATAATTCATCTATACTTTGATCGAGACGTGAAACTCTGAAACACGGCTCGCACGGGATCTCGCCGGCGAGCCGTGTTTTTATACAAACAGCCCCACCTGGGGCGTGCGTGAAACAGCATCCCTAACGGGACAAGGGCACACGCAACTGCAGCGGCGGCCAAAAGGCCGGACCTCGCAATTGCGTGTGCCTTTTCGTTTCGGCAGAAATACTGCCGCTAAGGCGTGGATGGGAGGCGATATGCCCTATAAAGCGGACAAGCAGATCACCGTGCTTAGGCTAAAAGAAGCCGAGGAATCGGCAGAGAAGAAAGCCCAGAAGGCACGCTCCCGCAAATACGGAATCGGGATCAAGCCAGGCGGGAACATGACCAAGCCGGCGGACTACGCCGACGTGTCCGAGAATCTGTTCGCCGACCCGGTCAACTTCCGCTACCCGCTTTCTCCGGCGATGCGGGCGATCAACGCGATTACCCGCTTCAACGACACGGCCAATAAAGCCAAGGGCGGCTACAGCGACGCCGAGTGGGCGATCATGGGACGCAGGATCGCCAAAGCCAACAAGGGCAAGATCTTCAAGGACGGTCAGGTCGTCGATCGGGAGAAAGAGGCGGAGGCGCTCCACGGCTCCAAGGGCAGCCTGGACGAGTTCGTCGGCAAGATCCGGGATGCCTTCGAGGCCAAGTTCGCCCGTCTGCCCAACGGCGATTACCGCCCCGGCTGCTGGGTGACCGACACCTACGAGGACCATGCCGTTGCCAAAATGGACGAAGAATTCTACCTGATTCCCTTCGAGATCGACGGGACAGAGGTGGTCTTCGCCGGGGTTGAGGACTGGACCAAGGTCGTCCCGGAAAAGACCTACGTGCCGGTCACCGAGGCGCTGCGCATTCTGGCATCGAAGAAAAAGAAGGACGAGCCGGAGGGCCGCGAGTGGGAGGTGATCATCATCGGGCCGGAGAGCGATTCCGACTTGGTCACCGAGGGGAAGGAGACCTACGTCAAGTCGAAGAACGGCCGGTTGTACAAGGCGAGCGCACTGGAGGCCAGCGTCCCGCTGTGGGATGGGATCAAGGTCTACGACAACCACCTGACGGATGACGAGATGGCCGCCCGGCAAGGGATGCGCTCGGTGGTGCACGAGTGGGTCGGGGTGATCGTCAAGCCGGCCTGGGACGCGGCCAAGAAGGCCGTGACGGGCGTGTTGAAGGTTGTGGATGACGCATTGCGCGTCAAGCTGCTCAATGCCGAGAAGGCCAGCGTGCTGGACAAGATCGGGCTGAGCATCGACGCCCTGGGAGAGGGGATCGAAGAGACGATCGCCGGGGCGACGACCCCGGTGATCGAGAAGATCTCCAAGGCATTGAGCGTGGACGTGGTGGCCGACCCGGCGGCAGGCGGGCGCTTATCACGCATGATTGCGGGGATGACCGGCGACAGTTTGCCGAGCGGCCCGCGGAACTTACTTTCACAGGAGGTAGAGATGGACCCAGAAGAGCTGAAGAAATTGATTGGCGACGCCGTCTCCGCCAGCATGGCCGGGTTTAACGATCGGATTGCCGCAATCGAAGCAAGACTGGCCAGCGCAGGAGACGATGATCCGGACGACGATTCGGATGATGACGATGCCGGCAGCAGCAACGATACCCAGACTGGCGACCAGCTGCCAGAACCGGTGGCGAAGGCCATCGCCGCAGCGGAGGCCAGGGCGGCCGCGCTGGAAGAGAAGATGCGCATCAACGAGTGTGCGCACGTGCTGGGCGTGAAGCTGGGCGAGAGCGGCCTGCCCGAGAGCTATCGCGAGATCATCGCCGAACAGTTCCGCGGCAAGGTCTTCGAGACAGCGGACCTGGAAACGGCGATCACGAAACACCGCGAAGCGCTGAGCAAGCTCTCCGAGAGCGGCAAGATCGTGCTCCCGGACGGGGCGCGGATCAAAGTTGGCTCGCTGACCGAGCTGGACCGGATCGAGCTGGCGCTGCTGCGCCTGGTGGCCGGCCCGACCCGCTTCACCGAGCTGATCAACAAGGAAAAGGCGGAATATCACGGTATCGAATCGATCAAGCACTTCATCGAATCCGAGAAGCCGGCGCTGCCCTACGAGCGCAGGCTGAGCGAGTGGTACTATCGTTTCACCGAGGACTATGACGGCCTGGGGCAGATGCGCAACAAGCGCCTGCTCGAGGCGCAGGTGACTTCCAGCAGCCTGTCGAGCATCGTGAAGAACGTGGTCAACCTGCTGCTGGCAGCCGATTACTCGGTGCGCGAGCAATGGTGGGACCCGATCGTGCGCCAGGAGGACGTGGACACCCTGGACCAGGCAACCCTGGTGCGGGTGTTCGGGATCTCGACTCTGACGGCGATGTCCGAGGGCGACGCGTACGTCGAATCCGCCTGGGCCGACGAGGAGGAGACCGCCAGCTACGTGAAGCGCGGCAACTACATCGGTGTCACGCTGGAAACGTTCCTGCTCGATAAACTCAATCGCCTGCGCACGCTTCCCAGCCGGCTCTCCAACGCTTACTACAACACGATCTCGGCGCTGGTCTCGGCGGCCTTCACGGTCAACACGGCGACCGGGCCAGTCCTGGCCGATACCGGGGCGCTGTTCAATTCGACCGCGGTGACCACGGCCGGCGGGCACGCCAACCTGGGTACTTCGGCGCTGAGCTACAGCTCGTTCGTAGCCGCCCGCACGGCGATGATGAAGCAAACCGACCAGCCCCTGGGCGTAGGGCGGCGCCTGGCGATGGCCAACCGGCCGCGCTTCCTGCTGGTCCCGGTGGACCTGGTTGCCACGGCGGAGGAGATCCGCAACTCCGAGATGATTCCGGCTCAGTCTGGTGGGGCAACCTCGGGCGGGCAGTTCCAGACGGTCAACAGCGTGAAGGGACAGTTCGAGATCATCCCGGTGCCGGATTGGACAGATACCGACAACTGGGCGGCGATAGCCGACCCGGCGCAGGCGCCAGCGATCTTCCTGATCTGGTTGCGCGGGCGCAGGACTCCGGAGCTGTTCTCGGCGGAGGACGAGCGCAGCGGAGCGATGTTTACCAACGACGAGCTCAGGTTCAAAGTGCGCCAGTTCGGGTTCCGCTACAGTGCGACGTACGACTGCGCGCCGGTGGCGGACTTCCGCCCGCTGTACAAGGCGAACGTCTAA